TGACCCTATCGACACGGACACCTTGGATGGTGTCATGGAACAGCTGGAGCCACGCGTTGCGCGATATGCTCAGGAGCTGACCAAGGCATACATGCCGGCTACTCTAGAGGAGCACCTAGAGTACTTCGGGGATCTTGATGGAGACACCCGGCACGCCGCATCCACGCGGGCGTGCTACGAGAAGCCGCGATCGAAAGGCGGACAACTCGGCCATCTCTACGACACCTACTTCGGTAAGGAAGGAGGCGCGCCCACCGAGCTGTGGGATGCGCGGATTCACTTATACCGTATGTCGTGGAGGCCCCAAGCATTAGTAGACGGCAACGTGACCAACAACGTTGTGATCGAACACTACCGACCTGAAGAGGAGTATAGTCGGAAGTGGCGCGATGGTCTACATCAGGATGCGCTGTTCTATCGTGGGCAGGTCTTGAAAGCGACGATCCAAGTCGTACTCGAGCCGCTTAAGACACGTGTGATCAGCAAGGGCGAGTCGGTACCCTACTACCTCAGCAAGCCGCTCCAAAAGCGATTGCACTCTGTACTCAGACGGTTCCCTGAATTCCGACTGATTGGTGCGCCGTTACAGGCCACGGATCTGATGGACATTGAACAAAACCGTGTAGAGGGAGGTGAAGGTGCCTACGAATGGTTTTCCATTGACTACAGTGCAGCAACGGATGGGCTCAGTGCTCGTCTGTCGGCTGCCATCATGGAGAGATTGCTGCGTTCCCAGCGTAGTGATCTGAGGGAGATCTGGATGAACGTGCTCGCACCGCACATGTGTGAGTACCCTCCAGGCTACCCAGTTCCACCCGTCCAGCAGACGAATGGCCAGCTCATGGGGTCCATTTTGTCTTTCCCGATCCTCTGCATCGCTAACCTTGGTCTTTACCTCTATGCGATTCGAGACGACCCTCGGTCGATCTCGCAGAAGTGTGACGGAGTCCTGGTCAACGGGGATGACATGCTGTATGTCGCGCGCCGGTCGCGCTGGTCCACACATGTGGCACTTGGGGAGAAAGTTGGGCTCAGGATGAGTCCGGGAAAGGCATACCACGATCGCGTGTATGCGAACGCCAACTCGGCCTGTTACCATTTCAGGCTGCGTGAGCGCGCAAATCCCGGATTAGACTGGAGCGAACTTGATCCGACGGCGGAGCAGTTCACTTGTGGACTTCCTCCGACCCTACCAGGTCCCACTGGCACTCCGAAGGTGATTCCCTTCCTCAATTCTGGCTTGTACTTCGGTCAGAACAAGGTGATGAACAAGGTAACCGATGGTGTCGGCTACGACGAAGAGCGTCCTCAACAGTCCCGAGTGGCTGTCCTTGAGGAGCTTCTCCGGGGCGTACGCCCTGGAGTTCCCGCGCGGTTGCGCGAGATATTCGCTGGCTACATCAAGAGGCACCGAGGTGACATCGACACCGAGTGTGGCGATCGTAACCTCTTCATCTCCCGAGGATTGGGAGGAATGGGTCTGACACCGGACCCGCATCTTCGTTTCCGCATTACCCCTGCTCAGAGGCAGGAGGCATTCAGGCGATACAAGACACAGCCGAATGGGCATCTCGGTTTTGGGCCACTTCTTGGGAAAGAAGTGTCCGAGACTGACGTGGCCCTGAGAGAGCCTTGGATTGTGACTGAGTCGGCGCAGAGAGATCCGCCAAGATTCAAGTTCAGGCCTGGACTGCCGATGCTCGGAAAGCATCTCTGCTTGCAGCCCTTTCGCGTGTGCGACGTTCGTCGCCGCCGACCTGCCGGCCTTGTCCGCACCATATCCGTCACCAGTGAATGGGACGAATTGGATCCTACGGCTCTGTCGCTGGACGTACGTCCGCGGTATCGACTGGAAGATCGCCCCTTTGTACGAGAGGGAGTGTCGGAGAGGAAGGCTGCGTTGAAGAAACACGCAAGGGACCTTGTGGAGTATGATGAGTGTGACCATTTTGGGTTCGAAACCGAACGCTACCACATACTGATTGACACCCATCACTGGGTGGAAAGCGCTACTGTTCCTGCGCTTAGTCGGTGTGATGACTTCTTCTGTGACTGTGGGTACGCACAGGCGCACTGGGGTCGTGCACGGTATCGAACCACAAGCATTCCTGATCCAGGGGATGACTTGTTCCATGAGCAGCATTGGGATTAAGCCACCTGATGACTGCGACCACGCTGGGGACGGCGTATTCACTATCTACTATGAGGAAGCTAGATCTATCATCTCTCATCACTGGGGTCCGCGCCGTCGCGGACGGACCGTCCAAACTGTCACAACAGCCGTGTGCTGTGTGTGGCCAACCTATGTCAACAACCTGTGAGGCTCTGTTGACCCACGACGTGTACCTGTCGTTGGATGGTGGGCATGTCCTGACTACGTTTCGTACGTGTGTTGGGCTCCATCACTCAGGTTGTCATGCTAAGGCTCTCCCGCCACGTCCAGCTAGGAGCTGGGACGCCCTTGAACCAGGGGCGGAAGTAAGGAGGGTCGGAGACTTGGACCGGGATCAGTGATGCCTCGTAGGCATTTGGCAAACTGAATAGCCTAACAATCTTCCCAGTGGATAGGGTAATCATCTAGGGCCGCCCAATTGGGGGCGGTTTCGGGGTCGTACGGCATAGACTCTCCAAAACGGTTGGTGCATCTCGTTGATGGGACACCAGGAGCCGGACAGCTTACCCTCTCGCGGGATGCAAGGGCTGTCTGTATAAATATACACCTGAAAGGATGGTGGTGCGAAATTCCGTACTAAGGTCGATAACTGCGTCGCAGCTGCGAGGACCGGAATTTGTCGAGAGACTGCACGGATTGGCAGTGGATCTCAGCAACTAGACAGATGACCAACCCCTTGGGGGCGGACTGACCAGTCGATGTTGTGGACCCACTGTACCGT